AGTTTGCTGGCGGCAAAAAACCAGCGGAACTGGCCGCGACTGCAATCGAGAAGGGTATCCCAACGTCCCCAGGGGCGACGTTCTTCGCCGGTGAGATTTCAGGCAACGAAGGGCTGCTTGGGTTGCAGGAAGCCTTGGCAACAACGAATGCTGGACTGCGCAGCATCCGCCAGCAAACACGCGAAGCGGTTGCTTCTGATTTGGGCGCAACGCTCCAGCCGCAGGGAGGCGCCGGTATTGAGGCTGCTCAAGGCGTTATCCAAGCCAAACACGACAAGCTTATCAGAGCTGCTGAAGCCGCCAGAGACAGCGCGATTGAAAAAGGCAACCGCGAAGCGATAAGCGCCTTCAACGATGCTCTCGCCGAGTCCAGAAACAACCTTAAGGCAGCCCAGCAGGGGGCGATTGCCGCTGATGCTGCTCTTGAAGCAAGCGCGGCGCGTCTAGCGCAGGCCGGCCAGCAGTTTGCTCAGGCGCAGAGGGGCCGGTCTCGGTCCGACTCAAGCAAAACCGTTGAAGAGGTGCTGCTGAGGAACGCTAAGGAGGAAAAGGCGCTGCACGATGAGGCGTATGCAAAAGCTCGCGAGGAGGCCGGTGATCTTGTCGTTGACTACACGAATACCATCGAGGCTCTAAAACGTGTTCAGAAGGAGGCTGGAAAGCGGGGACAGATTCCAGACTACCTCTCGAAGATGATTCGAGATTTGATTAGGAAACCGGACAAAAACAGGGTCAACAGGGTTGAGGACATTGATTCTGATTACCGGAACATTTCTGGAGAGCTCTCAGACACCGACAACCGCACCTATCAACACTGGCTGGGGATGGTGAAAGATTCGCTTAAGGCAGACCTAGAAACTGCCGGTAACGCTTCTCCGCTGTTTGCAAGGGCCAACAGGCTGTTTTTTGATTACGCACGCAAGTACATCGACGGTCCTGCTTCAGGTGTTGTTACGAGTGCGGCCAACAAAAAGACATCTGCAAGCAAGACAATCGACGCCTACACGTCCGACCTTGAATCCTTAATGCAGCTTAAGGAGTCAGTCAAAGGAGACCCCGCTGCGCAGCAGGCCATTGACAACTGGTTTGTTGACAAGTTCTCCGAAGAAGTTGGGTCTGCGCCGACTGTCAAGAGCATGGAAAACTGGGCCATGCAAGGGAAGAACAGAGAGTTTTCCAGAGTGTTTCCATCTGCAAGGGCGGCTGTCGATAAAGCTCAATCGGACATTCGTACAGCGGAAGCTGGCGTTGAGCGTGCGCAGCAAGAGAAAGCACTTGCCCGTGAACTTGCCGCCGAGACAAAAGCTGAACTTGCTGCAAAAGAAGTCGGCGCAAAACAGCGCGAAACGGTTATTGAAAAAGAGAAGAGGCAACAGGCCAAGGAAGCGTTCAGGAACGAGCAGGAGCGCATCCAAGGCATGGCTGCGAACAAGATTCTCGGCAAGGACGCTCAAGTCGCTGTAGCCAGCATTTTTGAGTCCGACAACGCTGTTGGAACGACCTCTGAAATCATGGCGGCTTTGCGCGGCAACAAGCAGGCTGAAGAAGGGTTCAAGAACGCGGTTAGCAGCTATCTCAATGAAAAACTGCGGAGCAAGTCACGGGTTGAGACCACGCTCAACAAAGCGGAGCCGGTAAAGCAGGACGAGTTCGCTGCCCTTTTCGGAAAGTTGAACGACTTCCTTGTTGATGGATCAAGAGAGCGAGCCGTGCTAGAGAAGGTGTACGGCAAAGATTCCAAGGAGATGAAAGCCTTGGACATCATTCGCAAGCAGTACGAACTGCTCGCTCGTCCGACAAGAACGACCCAAGGCCAATCACAGACAGCTCTCAGAACCTCGATTGGCAGCAATCTCTCCGACATAAACAAGAACAACTCACTCGGGGCGCTGCAACGCATCGCTGCCGGTCTTGATGAGAAAGTTGGAGCTGGGGCAAGGTTCTTCACCGCTGTTTCGTCGCTGCTTCGATTCGCTTCAAAAGGAGACCCGTCTAAAGTTGCCTTGAACATCCTTGTTGAAGCGCAAACTAACCCGAAATTAGCCGCCGAGCTTCTCAGGGGCCAAACACCTGATAGTATCAAGAAACTACGCCCCTACGCTAAGTTCTACGGCCAGAAACAATCCGAAAAGGAGGAAAAGTAACACACCATGCCATACATCATCGAGTCACCTTTCCCGTCGTTCAACGACACCGACGGCTCGCCGCTCAACAACGGTTACGTCTACGTTGGCTCCGCCAACCTGAACCCTGTCACCGACCCGATACCGGTCTACTGGGACGCGGCCCTCACCCAGCCGGCTGCGCAGCCCATCCGGACCATCAACGGCTACCTCTCGCGTAACGGCTCCCCAGGGCGCATCTACACGAACTTCATCACCTACTCCTTCCGCGTTACCAACAACAAGGGCGAGCAGGTGTTCTCAGACCTCAACTACACCGACCCGACTTCCAGCGCCGGTAGCACCTACCAGCAGGTCATCACGGCGATTGCAGGACAGACGGTGTTCAACTTGAGCCGCACCTACATCCCGGGGACCAACAACCTGTTCGTCTACCGCAACGGTCTTCGCCTCATCGCCGGTCAAGACTACAACGAGACCGGCTACAGCCAAGTCACGCTGACGGCTGGGGCCGACAACGGGGATGAGTTCGTGTTCGACATCGGCTACAACTACGACAGCGCCGCCAGCGTTGACGCGCAGGACGTCACCTACAAGCTGCCTGCGATTGACTCGGTGTTCACCAACGTCGAAGCGAAGCTGTCTGAGACCGTCAGCGTGAGAGATTTCGGGGCGGTTGGGGATGGCATCACGGATGACACGGCAGCGTTTACAGCGGCGGCAGCTACAGGCCTGCAAGTATATGTGCCTTCTGGCAGCTACAGCCTTACAACGAATGTGACAGGCTACTGGGATATTGCCTCTCAAGTGTCTTGGACAGGCGCTGGAACAGCGGTCATTCAAGAGCGTGGATACTGGCCTGATGTTGGTGCTGGAGCCAACATGAACCGTGTTCGCGACCGTTTGTTCGTGAATGACGGCGCTGCGTTTACTGGCAATTTTTCCGGCACGCAGGGGGGATTTGTTCCAACATCAACACAGGGAGCCAATTGGGCACCTCGCGACTCCTCGTTCTTTGTTGCTCAAGACAACGGGCTGATGGCTGTAACAGGGTTTGTGTCGAACGCAAACATCGATATCGCCGCAGGACAGCCAACCGAATCAATCGGCGTGTCTGGATTTGCTATTGGAAATAAAGCCAGTCGCAGCGTGTGGGGTCTATATTCAGACGTGCAGTTTACTCAAGGAAGCTATGGGTTTGGGCTTGAGCTTGCTGTTAAAAACCTTGAAGGAGTAAATCGAAGCAGCACTCCATACGTTTTTACAACTGGAACATACGGTATTTGGCTAGCTGCTGGAGGCGACCCATCTTACGGAGGAACTCCAACCAATCCAAGTAACACTGCAATTGCTATCGGCAAGAACGGGAGCACATGGAACAAAGGAATTTTGTTCCGATCAGATGGCATTACTGGAACGGACGGAATCACGGGCACTGGCACTGCTATCGAAATGGCTAAAGGCCATCAACTTTTATGGAGGACGCCATCAAACTTTTTTGGTTTTACAATCCGCAGTGACGCCACAAACAACTCGCAAAATCTGACTATTGCAGCGCAAGATGGATACGTTGGCATTTATGGATATTCAGGTGTTTGTGCTGCATTTTTTACAAATGCAACTCCAGCAAATTATTTTCAATTTTTTAATTCAAGTGCTGGATCTTATCCGGTCATTGCTGCTGCTGGATCTGACACAAACGTCGGACTTTTCTACCAAACCAAAGGAACGACACCTCACCGCTTCGTATCTCAAAACTCTCTGGCCAACGAAGAGTTCCGCGCTGGAGGAGTCAACAGTGCGCCCGTCAACTACCTTCATGCGTATGGCACGAACTCTGGTGTTGGAAGCGCGATTCTTTCCGCAGGCGGAGCAGACACAGATGTTGATATGCGTTTTGTAACGAAAGGTGCCGGGCTTGTCCGTTTCGGAACTTTTGTCGCAAACGCTGATGCGCCCATCACCGGATACATCTTGGTGAAAGATGCAGCAGGAACACAACGCAAGCTCGCAATCATCGCTTAACACTATGGATCCACGGAAAATGCTAGTCGAACAACTCGGTCAACTCTTGCTCGCCAACATTGAGCAAGCTGCGCTTATTGAAAAGCTAAAAGCTGACCTTGAGAATCTGAAGCAATCAGCATCCGAAGCAAAATGAACTGGAAAATCACGCAGATTAAAACGCTCGACACGCCGGTTGCTGGGACAGTTGTAAACGCTTCGTTTTCGGTGTCAGACGGGACATCAACCATTGAGTCAGATACCAACTTACTGCCGCCAGACGTTGATTCATTCACACAGCTCGATGCCGCAACCGAAGAACAAGTCATTCAGTGGGTAAAGGATGCGCTCGATGATGGCGTTCACGAAGAGGAGTACAGTAACGTTAAGAAATACGAGGACATGGTTGCTCAGAAAACAGGAGCAACCCAATCGCAGATAACGCCATTTCCTTGGCAGTAATCACATACCTTATGAGCAGCAAAGCATTTCAGAACGCAGACAAGCTGAACGAGATTATCTCTGTTATTCAGTTCGGAGCTGTTGGCAATGGCGTTACAGACGATTCTGCGGCGATTCAAGCCGCAATCAATGGCGGTGGAACAGTGCTGATTGATGTTCCGTGCGCCCATGCGTCTACAATCACGCTCAAGAACAATTCCAACTTAAGCTTCGGCCCTGCTGGTAAGTTGATTTACACTGGTGATCGAAATGGTGTCGCCGTTCAAACCGATCAAACTGCGGTTGTCCAGAACGTGCGTTGGGAGGGAATGAGCCTCGATGTTGGAGCGTCATTCACTGGAGTTGCCCTTGCAATCCACAGCGCACACAACATCTACGCTGATGTTATCACGCTGAAGATGAGCGGCACGACAAGCAAGGCCATTACCATTTATGCGGACAGCACAGGCGGCGAAAGTGCGTTGACAAAGAGAAATGTCACCCAGTGCGTTTTCGGCAGCATCGACATTCAGGGAACCTGCGGAACTGGAATCGAAACTGGCGGCGTGACTACTGGGTATGATGGGAACGCTCAGGTTGTTACTCTGAACACTTTTGGAAGCGTTTTCGTTCAAGATTGCAGAGTGTTCGGTCTGAACTTCGTGAACTGGACGGACAACAACATTTTCCCTGGGTATGTGCGTGTTGCAATATCTGCCAACAACGCAATCGGCGTTCAGATTGGGGGGCCAAGCTCAACGCTAAACCCTGGGGTTTACTCGATGACATTCGGCCATCTTGCTGTTGACGCATTTGGAACGCTCAGTGGTCGTATCGGCATAAAGATTGAACGCTCCAAGCTGACACGCATCGTGGCCTTCTATTGCAACCCAGTTCCAGAGGGTGGTGTGCTTGTCACAGAGGCAACGGCAGTCAGCTACGACATTGACCATCAAGTTGACTCAACGGGCGAGTTCATCAAATACGCTCGCGGATTCTCTTATGTAGGCGAAGCTGGGTTCAACAGCACGCAAGTGCTTTCGCTCGCAGACGATACCGCCACATCGGTTTATGTGATTAACCCAAATGACACTGGCGCGTACATTTGCGGTCTTGTAACGCTCGCATCGAACTCAGCAAACGGAAACGGTCTTGGTTGGTTTAAGGTCTACAAGGCATCTGGAGCAGGCTCGCCTGCTGTGAACAAATACGCTGGTGACGTGTATTTCAATATGCAGACGGGCCCACTTTCTGGGACAACTGGGACAGACAACCGAATCACTCTCAGCGCGAACAACGACGGAAGATTGTACGTCGAAAACCGCATTGGAGCTGCAGTGGAGATTCGTTTGTCGCTCCTATCGACAAATCAAACCAGCTAACCCATGCACCACCTCGCCCACCCGCTCATTGCGCTCGCCATCCAGTCCGTCATCGCCATGGTGACGGGCAATTGGTGGACAGGCGCGGCTGCGGGGTCGGCGTACTTCGTGGGGCGCGAATACGCTCAAGCTGAGTACCGCAACATCGAGCACAACTACGGTGGACGCAGGGCGAATATGCCCTTCTGGGGCGGAATACAATTGCGTGCATGGACGCTCAAGGGCATCACTGACTTCGTTTACCCAACCGCTGCGGTTGTCGCCGTGGCACTCATCGCAAAACACACACACCCATGAAATACATCCTCGCTCGTTTAATGGAGCCATCCACATGGCGCGGCATCATCAGCCTCCTCACGGTCTTCGGAGTTAGGATTGCGCCTGACCAAGCGGACGCTATCCTCACGGCCGGCGTGAGCATTTACTCAGCCATCAACATCTTCAGGAAAGAAAAACCGTGATTGCCGACATCTCGTTTGAACCCATGGTGAACCAACTTGTTGCTCAAGGACCGCTGGCGTGCGCGATGGCAATCGCTATCTGGTATCTCTCACAGAAGATCCGCGAGTGCGAGGACGACCGGAAGGAGCTGTGGAAGAAGGTGAGCGAAATCTCTGAGCGGTTCTTCACCGAGCACAAATGAACATCTCAGACGCGGGTCTAAAGCTGATCATTGATTTCGAGGTGGGCGGCGGTGAGGAGTACTACCGCAAGTTCCTTCAGAGCCCGACGTGGCCTGGGGAGCAAAGCGGCGTCACGATTGGAATTGGCTACGACTTGGGCTACGCCACATCGCAACAGTTCTCGGAAGCGTGGGAGGAACTGCTCCCCGAGTCCGACTACCTTGCGCTCACCGCCGCCCTTGGAGTCAAGGCAAACGCAGCCCGCGAACTCCTGCACGCCTCGCCCACAATGCGCTCTATCGTGGTGCTTTGGCAGAAAGCCGTTGAGGTCTTTCAGAAGAACACGCTGCCCATGTTCTACCTGCGGATGCTGCGCATTTACCCTCAGGCCGAAGACCTGCCAGACGAGGCGCGGGACGCTCTTATCTCGCTGGTGTTCAACCGTGGCACAGCCCTCGCTGGGGACAGGCGGTCCGAGATGCTTGGCATCCAGAACGCGATGCGCGACCGCCGGTTCTATGACGTACCGGAACTCATCCGGTCGATGAAGCGTTTGTGGCCGAATACCAAAGGCTTACAACGCCGCAGAGACGCTGAAGCGGCTCTGTTCGAGAAGGCGCTTGAGCCTAAGCGTAAGCGATAAACTCAAGGCCCTTGCCTTCAATCTTCGGGAGCATACCGTTCTCGTCGTAAATCCCTGCGCCCTTAGGGATAATGGTGTCCGGAGGCAGTGCGCTTCCCATAGTGGCAATGGGCCCCGAGTCGGAGTGTACCTTCGGGGCGAGCACAACCATCCCCGCTTGGATGCCGTGAACACCGGTGTATTTCTCAATCAGAGCGTCAAAAGAGACAGGTTCCATGGCTCAACACGTTGCAAGGAAGCAGCTTGCGACAAAAGGAAAAAAGATGTTGCGATACGCAAAAAATGCGTACATCTTCATCCCCGCCATGAGCTACCAAATAGATGCGAGGCACATGGTCTTCCGGTTCGGGGGAAAGAACCTGCTCTGGAAGAAGTTGGTGTTGTCGGGGGTACTTGTGCAACCGAGAACAATATCAACATGGATTCGCAGACGGAAAATCCCGCTGGAGAAGTTTGCGGCGCTTGTGGCGCTTGCACACCGCGAAGGCTGGGTGCTTCGACTCGAAGACGTGTGCCATAAACTGAAACGTGAACTAGAAAATGAACCTGAAAAAAATGCGGGAGGAGATAGCCAAACGGCTCACAAAAATCTCCGCCCTTGAAGAAGAAATCCAAACGCTGGAGCAGGCCGTCATGCAAGAGCATGGGGCGAACCTCCAGAACCTGCTAGCAGAGTCGGGCCGTGGATACGGCTCACTCACAACGGAAGTGGACGGCGTAAAGCTGACGTACGAAGTCAAGGCGACCTACCTGTGGGATCAGGGCAAGTTGCAGGCTCTGTACGAGTCGCTGCCGCTGGCTGACGCACGGGAACTTGTCACCACCAAGATGTCGGTGTCGTCCAAGACCATCGAGCGCATCGGCAACGAAGACGTGCTGCGGCGCGTTATGGAGGCGCGTACCACCAAGTTCAGCGAACCCCGTATCACCTTCGTAAAATGAGCCTGCGCATCATTAAGGCAGACGAGCGCCTCAAGCGCACCTCGGACTGCGTGAAGGCGGTTGTGTTCGGCCCTGCCGGTGTTGGTAAAACCTACCAAGCCCGCACGCTGGACGCGAAGAGCACGCTGTTCGTTGACCTCGAGGCCGGTACGCTGGCGCTGGGTAAGGACTGGAAGGGCGACTGCCTCGACATTCGCGGCACGTCAAACGAGATGGGCGCTCACCCGTGGGAGCTGGCTAAGGCCATTGCCCTGTGGCTGGGTGGGCCGGACCCTGCTGACGCCAACGGCTCCTACTCGAAGTCGGCGTACGAGTCGGTTGTGAAGGCTTTCGGGCCGGCGTCCGGACACGAGCAGTACGAGACGCTGTTCGTTGACTCCATCACCGTTGCAAGCCGGATGTGCTTCGCGTGGTGTCAGCAGCAGCCCGAGGCGTTCAGTGACAAGACCGGCAAGCCTGACACCCGTGGGGCCTACGGGCTCCTTGGACGCGAAATGATTCGTTGGGTGACCCAGCTCCAGCACTGCCACAAGAACGTGGTGCTGGTGGGGATTCTGGAGCAGCAGGAGGATGAGTTAAAGAGGAAGTACTGGGACGTTCAAATCGAGGGCTCGAAGACGGGTCGCGAGTTGCCTGGTATCTTTGATCTCGTTCTGACGCTTCAGAACTTCGAGGCAGAGGACAAGTCGCAATACCGCGCCTTCGTCTGCCACCAACAAAACCCGTGGGGCTACCCCGCAAAAGACCGCTCCGGTACGCTGGAGCTTCAAGAACCCGCTGACCTTGGGAAGGTGCTCGCCAAGATCCGCGCAGGTAAACGCATCGACACCGCCAAACACTAAAAACAAAAATCGAAATCAGTATGTTCAACGCACAATCAACAAACGTCGGGTCAACAGAGATGGAACTCATTCCCAAGGGGACAGTGGCGAAAGCCGTCCTTGTGGTGAAGGAGCGCAAGAGCAGTCAGTCCACCGGTGGAGACTACCTCTCCATCGAGCTCGCCATCCAAGGGGGCCAGTACAACAACCGGCGCGTGTTCGGGATGGTCTGCAACCCGTTTGACGAGAACAACAGCGAGGCGTGGCGCCAGATGGGTATCGGGGCGATTACTCGCATTCTTGAGAGCCGTGGCGTCTTCAACTACGAAGACCCCGCTTCTTACGAGCAGTTCAACAGCGGTGATTTCAATCAAATCATCGAGGCGCTCAACGGCGCTGAGGTCGTCATCAAGGTGGGCATCGACAAGGGCAAAGACGGACGCGCTGACCGTAACTCCATCAGCGACTGGGGTTCACCAAACCCAAGCAGCAACGGGCACAAGCTCTGGAACCAAGCCAATGAGAGTGCGCCCGAGGCGAAAGCACCGGTGCCAGTAGCGAAGACCGCCGCGCCTGCGGCGACGGCTGGCAAGAAACCTGCTTGGTTGAAGTAGTACAGTTTGGGGTTGTGGGGGGCGGGGCAATAATGGTTGTCTCGCCCCCCTTTTTTGAGGTAAAACCAGCGGCATTCTCAAGCCGAATGGTGTGCAGGGAGATCCTGCAACGACGCTTTTTCATTTTTGCGTCAGTGAAACAAAGGCACTTACATGATTTTACGACCAAGGCAGGCTCAGTTCGTTGACGCCTGCATTGACGCACTGGGCAAGTGCGGCAACACACTAGGAATCGCGCCAACTGGCGCAGGTAAGACGGTCATGGGCAGCGCGATTCTCGCGCCGTTCGTGAAGAAAGCACCGGTACTCGTCATACAGCACCGCGACGAGCTTGTCACCCAAAACAAAGAGACCTTCAAGCGGTACAACCCGTCGGCCAAGGTTGATGTGTTTAACGCCGAGCGAAAGGCGTGGTCCAGCGGGGCGACCTTCGGGATGGTGCAGACGCTGTGCCGGCCGCTCAACTTGGCAACGATGCCAAGCGGGATGTCGGCGCTGTTCATAGATGAATGTTTCCCAAAAGGAACGCTGATTGATGGAAAGCCAATCGAAGAAATTGGCATTGGAGACAATGTTAAAACCCACCTTGGTGAAGGCAAGGTAACGCATTTATTCAAGAGCAAGCCAACAAGCTTTGTGTCGATTCATTTTGTTGGAGGACAAGTTCTTAACTGCACAGGCAGTCATCCGGTTTGGACTCAGAGAGGATTTGTTGCCGCCAAAGATTTGACCAGTGACGATATGATGGTTAACATCATACCGTATGGCAAACTGCGTAATTTGCGAAAAGGAAATCCCAGTCAAAACGTATCGAGGAGCACGTCCAGGCAGGCTGTGCGGACAGAGGGAGTGCAAGGTGGAGCTCTCAAGGAGAACCATACGCAACAGTTTCGAGAAACATGGAGGAGAGATAACAAAATTCAGAAAGACGAATGGGATGCACGATCCAGCGGTGCGAGAAATTGTCTCAACCAAACTGCGTGCAATGAAGTGGAAGCCACCGGTTCGGAAGGGGAATGGGACTGGGCCAACAATCCATCAGCTTGCGATAGCATCTGCCCTAGGGTGGCAAATGGAGGTTGCCATACCGACAAAACGGAAATCATCGGAAAGGCTTTATCCAACTTGCTACAAAGTGGATGTTGGGAATTCAGAACTGAAAGTTGCAGTGGAGGTAGACGGAAATTCTCATTTATCTCTAAAGAGAAAGGCTCAAGACGAAAAGAAAGACGCGTTTTTGAAGTCTATCGGGTGGACGGTATTGAGGTTCACCAACAAACAAGTTGCGGGACATTTGGCGGATTGTGTCCAGACGGTTTTGTCTACAATATCGAAGTTGAAAACGGAAATACCTACTTCGCAAACGGATACTTAGTCCACAACTGTCATCATGTAGCGGCTGAAAGCTACATGAACATCGTGCAGGCGTTTCGCGAACGCTCGCCAGATGGCGTCATTCTCGGGCTTACTGCGACACCGGAGCGTGGGGACAAGCAGGCGCTCACGGCGGTGTTCAACAACGTGGCCGACAAAATCACCGTAGGCGAGCTCATCGCAGCGGGGAACTTGGTTCAGCCGCGTGCGTTCCGCATGGACATCGGGCTCAACGACCAGCTCCAGAACGTGCAGAAGACCGGTGCGGAGTTCGACATGGGCGAAGTCGAGGCCATCATGGACAAGCGTGCAGTGCACTCGGAGATTCTGCGGCACTGGCGTGAGAAGGCATCAGACCGGTCCACCGTGGTGTTCTGCTCGACCATCCAACATGCGCAGCACTTGGCTGAAGCATTCCGCGACGACGGTATCTCCGCCGAGGCCGTCCATTCCGAGATGTCGGACGACGACAACGCCACCATCCTGCGGCGCTTCGACCAAGGCAAAATCAAGGTGCTGCTCAACGTGATGAAGCTGACCGAGGGGTGGGACTGCCAGCGTGTGGGGTGCGTTGTGCTGGTGCGCCCGTGCAGTCAGAAGTCGACGATGATTCAGATGATTGGGCGAGGGCTGAGGCCGTGCATCGACGCCAAGCGATACCCTGGCGTGATTAAGAGCGATTGCATCGTGCTGGACTTCGGCGCATCGCTGCTCACGCACGGTGACATCGATGCGGGAGACCGGTTGTTCGTTCGCCAGAGCGAGACCGGCGAGGCGCCCATGAAGAAGTGCCCCGAGTGCGGTATTCAGGTGCCGGCAGCGGTCGGGAGCTGCCCCGTGTGCGGCTACATCTTCCC